CCGCTGTTGAAGACTTTGGTGGTAGAGACCTCAATGTAGAAGTTCATGGAATCCTTGAACCTCTCAAAGTGCGTCTAATCACCAAAGGAGAATCAGTTCCTTACTGGTTAAGTCGAACTGCTCAAAAAGACATGTGGTCATATCTCCAGGGTTTTAAGATTTTCCTGGCGACTGGAACTCCGTTGACTTTAGAACATATTGTCGACTTGAGGGATCAAAGGGATTCTTTTGAAGAAAAGTATAATATCCACTTCGATTCCTGGGTTTCAGGTGATTACTCTGGGGCTACCGACGGTGTTGACATCCGTATGACAGCTCTAGTATTCGAAGAAATGTTAAAACATTCTGAATATTCCGAAGACTTTAAGTCAATCCTTAGAAGGGTCATCTACCAACAAAAGTTGCATTACCCCGAGGTAACATTGAAGATACCGGAAAGACGTAAGGTTAAAAGTAGAAACCACTTTAAGCCTGTACGTTACGTTGAAAAGAAGATACAAGTACCTTCTGTTCGTCAACGTAACGGACAGCTTATGGGTTCGACTTTATCCTTCCCTATCCTTTGTATCATCAACCTAGTAGCATACTGGTATGCTCTAGAGACTTACCTAGGTCAACAAGTTGAACTTGAAGACTTACCGGTGCGTATCAACGGTGATGATATTCTTTTCCCTTCTAATGCTGAAATGTACGCCATCTGGAAAGAAAAGATTCGCAGCGTGGGTTTCGACTTGTCTATAGGTAAAAACTATATACATAGCCGTTACTTTACCATGAATTCTTTACTTTTCTCTGAAAACCGTACTACAGGAACTGTTGATCAGATTCCTTACTTTAATCCAGGTCTCTTAACCGGAAAGGCTAAGGTTACCGCCCGTGACAATGTCAGGGTTTTACCCCTCTGGGATTGGTATGAAGAAGTTATTAACGGTGCCAAAGATAAATGGAGGGCCCATAAAAGGTTTATCCACTATCACAAGTCACTGATAAAGCAACTAACCAGAAATGGTAAGTTGAACTTGTTCATCAATCGACATTTAGGTGGTGTTGGCTTCCCGCTGGATCCCGAAGTCAGAAAGCATATAACCATCACAAGCTATCAACGGAAGTTAGCTCACTATTACATGAGAAACACCGTTAGAAGGGCTCGATCTGGTATCGATCCAACTAAGTTTGTCCTACGGTTAGTAAAGAAAGAAACCAAAACAAAATCTTATACCTGTATAGATTTAGGTTTCCATGATCGACTGGAGTATATTCCAGAAACGTCACCTTTAAACGTAAATCAAAGTAATGAAACGAAGAGGCTATACGATCTTCCCCTCATGTCACAAAGACCAACAAGTTTCTCTAAGCCCCTGCTTACTATTAAGCACGGTGTTAGACTACCATCTTCTTGTAAGATGAGTAGAGAACCTAGATTGAAAACCGATAAATTGTTCAGTTTTCCATACAAACTTGTGAGTGTACACGATATGCCGGT